ACTTAATTGAACCGTTCTTGAGAGATATCAAGGGTAGACGTGGTATTAATGATTTCCAAATCATTTGTGATGCTACTAATAATACGCCTAATGTGGTCGAAACTAACAATTTCGTTGCGGATATTTTTGTAAAACCAAATTATTCTATCAACTTCATCACATTAAACTTTATCGCGACTCGTCAATCAGTAGCATTTACAACTACAGGAGCATAATATGGCAGCTACAATTCAAAATTTTAAAGCCGCTCTTGGTTCAGGCGGTGCTAGACCCAATCAATTCAAAGTAATTATTCCTGGTCTTGACACAAACAAAATGTTATTGGCTTCTGGCGCTTCTTTGCCTGGATTCAGCGTTGGTACTGTTCCTGTTCCTTATCGCGGAAAAGTCGTTAATTTTGCTGGAGAAAAAACGTTCCAACCTTGGACTGTTACATTCCAAAACGATAACGAATTCAGCAACAGAGAATACTTCGAAAGATGGAATTATAATATTTCTAACAACGATACAATCGGCGGCAGACTTACCGATTATTTCCAAGATATATCTGTATTCCAATTAGATAGAAATTCTGATATTAATTTCTTAAGAAGATACGATTTCAAAAATGCATTTCCTACTGAAGTCAGTGAAATTGCTTTAGATTACGCTCAAGGCGATTCTATTGAAACGTTCTCTGTGACATTCACATACGATTATTTCACGTTTAAAGATGGAGCTAGACCTACAATTATACCTTCTAGCGATCTAGGAAATTAATTTTAACTTTATTTGGAATAACATAGATTATGGCTGGAATATTCGGATTCACTATCAACGGTAAAAAAGAAGATAAATCTAAAAAGAAAATCGAATCTATTGTTCCTCCATCTAATGACGACGGCTCGATCATAAGCGCATATTCCGCTTATGGTCTAGCCTTAGATCTTGATGGCGTAATTAAAGATGAAAATCAATTAATTCGACAATATAGAATTGCTTCTGATTATCCTGATTGTTCTTCTGCTATTGATGATATTACTAATGAAGCAATTACATTTGATGGTATTAAATCTCCTGTCTCTATTAACCTTGATGGACTCAAATACTCTGAATCTATCAAGAATAAAATTAGAGAGGAATTCAATACCATATTAAATATACTTGACTTCAATAAAAAAGGTTATGATTATTTTAGACAATGGTATATTGATGGGAGAATGTTCTTTCATATCGTTGTTGATAAGGATAACATAAAAAACGGAATAACAGAATTACGGTATATCGATCCCAGAAAAATCCGAAAAATTAAAGAAGTAAAAAAAGCCAGAGATATTAATGGAAATAATGTTAATATTGATGGCGATTCTTATTACCTTTATAATGATAAAGGATTCACTTCAACTACCAATCAAGGCGTTAAGTTATCCACGGATTCTGTAATCTATATTAATTCTGGGTTAATTGATTCTAATACAGGCTTACCGAAAAGCTATTTACATAAATGCGTCAAATTAGTTAATCAGTTAAAAATGGCTGAAGACGCAATGATTATCTACCGTTATACTAGAGCTCCTGAACGCCGTATCTTCTACATTGATGTTGGTTCTTTACCTAAAATCAAAGCAGACCAATATGTTCAAGATACAATGGCTCGCTTTAGAAATAAACTGGTGTATAATTCTACTACAGGCGAAATTGCCGACGACCGTAAATCTCCTTCGATGATTGAAGATTACTGGATGCCTCGGAGAGACGGATCTAAAGGTACGGAGGTTGTGCCTCTTCCAGGAGGACAAAATTTAGGTTCAATAGAAGATGTTGTATTCTTCCAAAACAAACTTTATAAATCTTTGAATGTTCCTATCTCAAGGTTAACTCCTGAGACAGGTTTTAGCATTGGTCGTTCTGATACTATATCAAGAGATGAAGTTAAATTCTCTAAATTTATTACTAGATTAAGATATAAATTTTCGGCTTTATTCGTTGATTTATTAAGAGTCCAAGCTATTGGTAAGGGTATTTTAAGTCAAGATGATTGGACAGAAATTGAACAATTAATTCATTTTGAATTTATGGAAGACAATCATTATTCTGAATTAAAAGATAATGAGATACTCCAAGGCAGAATTCAAACCTTACAATTAATAGATCCTTATGTAGGTAAATACTATTCGCTTGATTGGGTTCGCAAAAACGTATTACATCAATCTGAAGAAGAAATTAAACAAATAGATAAAGAAAATGCGGAGAATCCAGTTCCGACTGTAGATGAAACGCAATAACAATAAAAGGATTAACACATGAATAATGATTTATTAGATGCTATTGAACAAGGTAACGTTGACGCGATCCAAGAAACGTTCAACGCGATTATGGCAGATAAACTTCAAGAAAATTTAGATTACTTGAAACTAAATATCTCTAAAACGTTATTTTCTGACGCGGAAGAATAAATATGGCTGTCACTAAAACTATTATCAAAGCCTCTGAAAAAGAATGCTTTGTTAAAATAGCTGGAGATGATGGCACTTCAATAATTAGTTTAGATACAGACCTTAAAGTAGATAACGAAACCCTTTCGACGAATCCAAGACAAGTTAACATTGCGGCTCTTCAATGGACTGGCGAAACGAAAAGTGATATTTCTATTGTAAGAAATTCAGTTACCGTTTTCACTCTTAACTGCGGAGCTTCTGGGTTCTTTGATATGTCAGGTGCTATGATACCTCCTGATGCTATTGAAAATGCTTCTAATATTGAAGTTACTATTTCTGGTGGAGTAGCTCAACTCTGGTTAAGATTAAGAAAAATAGATGGTTACTTACCTAACATAGAAACTAGCATTTATGGTTCTTATGATGATCAATCTGTACATGGAGCGTAATCATGAAATTATTTACTGATTTGTCTGAAAGTGTATCTTATACTATCCTTGAAGGTACGGATAAACAGAAAAGCTATTACATTGAAGGCGTTTTCGCTCAGGCTGAAACTCCTAATAGAAATGGCAGAAACTATCCGTCTCCTATCATGGAAAGGGAAGTTAATAACTTCCAATCACTAATTAAAGAAAATCGTTCAACCGGCGAATTAGGTCACCCAGACACAATGACGGTTAACCCTGATAGAATTTCTCATAAAATTACTGAATTGCGTTTTGAAGGAAAAAAAGATGTATTCGGTAAGGCTAAAATTCTTGAATCTATGCCTCAAGGTGCTATCGCTGCGGCTCTACTGAAAGAAGGGATTAAATTAGGCGTATCTACCAGAGGGATTGGTAGCCTAAAACAACAAGACGGGGTTAACCAAGTCCAATCTGACTTCTTTCTTAGAACAATAGATATCGTTTCTGAACCGTCTGGAATTGATTGCTGGGTTAATGGAATTATGGAAAATGCTGAATGGGTTTTGATTAATGGACATTATCAACCTATGTATGCTGAACAAACTAAACAAGTTATTGCTAAAGCGTCTTCAAGAGATCTTCAAAAGGTTTGCCTCGAATCGTTTGAACTATTTCTTAAAAATGTAAAATAACTAAATATACAATAAAGAATATTAAATTAGGGGAAATTGATGTCAATTAAAGAAAAATTACACGAATCCTTAGTTAATGAAACCACATTAGCTGATGTTTCTATTGACGGTTTACTTGAAGGGTTTGATGCTGAACTCAAAAGTCAATTAGTCGAAGCGTTTGAATCTGCTGTAGTTGAACGCGCAAAATCAGAAGTACAAGTTATTGAAGAAATGTATGAATCTAAATTCAATAAATTAGAAGAATCTTATGAAATCAAATTCGACGAATTATCGGATACCTATGAATCTAAATTCGAAGAATATACAAGTTCTTTAGATGAAAGTGTTGATGACTATCTAGGTTATGTTTCTGCTGAATGGCTAAAACAAAATGCTCTTGCCGTTGATACTGGATTAAAAACTGAAATCGTTGAAGGTTTCATTTCTGGCTTAAAAGGTCTATTCGAATCTAGCTACATTGAAATTCCTGAATCTAAAGTCGATGTAGTCGCTGAACAAGCTGAACAAATTGAAACTCTACAAGCAAAATTAAAAGAAGCTGTTGATACCTCTATCCAATACAAACATAAATTAGATGAATCGGCTCGCGCTTCAATCGTTGAAGAATTTACTTCTAAACTCGTTGATACTGATGCAGAACGTTTCCGTGAACTTGCTGAAGAATTATCCTTCACAAGCACTGATGCGTATCGTTCAAAATTGTCCACAATTAATGAACACTACTTCAATAAACCGAGCTCAACAAAACCTTCTGTATCTTTTATCACTGATGCTCCTGTCGAACAACTGAATGAAGGTTACAATCCTAACCCTACAATCAGCAAATATGTTGCGGCTATCGACCGTCACGTTAAATAATTTTTAGCTTCATCTCTTATAAGGAAATTTTTAAAAATGTCTACTACACGTCCTGAATTATTACAAAAATGGAACCCTATCCTTGAACACTCTGCTATGCCAGAAATCAAAGATAAATATCGTCGCGAAGTTACTGCTATTCTTTTAGAAAACCAAGAAGCAGATATGCGTTCACAATCTAGCGGTATGCTTAATGAAGCAGCTCCTGCTAATGCTGGCGGTACTGGTATTGCTCTTGGTGGTACTGGAGCAGCTACTGGTACTGTTGCTGGTTACGATCCAATCTTAATCTCTTTGGTTCGTCGTGCTATGCCTCAAATGATTGCTTATGATATTTGCGGCGTTCAACCTATGACTCAACCAACTGGCTTGATTTTCGCTATGAAATCTCGCTACGGTGCTCAAAATGGTCCAGAAGCTCTTTATAACGAAGCTAACACAGAATTCGGCGGAGCTACTAATGCTCTATTTGATGGTACTGGTACTCCTGTAAATGGCGACCAAACTGGTACTTATCCTGGAGCTGCTGGTTACAATACTGGCGTCGGTATGTCAACTGCTACAAAAGAAGCATTAGGCTCAACTGGCGGTGCTGTATTCCAAGAAATGGCGTTCAGCGTTGAAAAAACTCACGTTATCGCTAAATCAAGAGCTCTAAAAGCTGAATACACTAACGAATTAGCGCAAGATCTCCAATCAGTACACGGCTTAGACGCTGAATCTGAATTGGTTAACATCTTAAGCACTGAAATCCTTGCTGAAATTAACCGCGAAATCGTTCGTACAGTTTATATCTCTGCTACTCCAGGTGCTGTTAATGGTACCACTACAAGCGGCATATTCGATCTTGATACAGACTCTAATGGTCGTTGGTCAGTTGAAAAATTCAAAGGCTTATTGTTCCAAATTGAACGCGAAGCTAATGCGATCGGTCAAATGACTCGTCGTGGTCGCGGTAACTTCATCATCACTTCTGCTGATGTTGCTTCTGCTCTTGCTATGGCTGGCGCTTTAGACTATGCTCCTGCTCTTAACACTAACTTAAATGTTGATGACACTTCTACTACTTATGCTGGTGTATTGAATGGTCGTTACAAAGTATTCATCGATCCATATTCAAGCAACATGAGCAATGAACAATACTTCGTAGTTGGTTATAAAGGTTCAAGTTCTTGGGACGCTGGTATCTTCTACTGCCCATACATTCCTCTCCAATTAATGAGAGCGCAAGATCCTAACACGTTCCAACCAAAAATTGGTTTTGCTACACGTTATGGCATCACTGCTAATCCGTTCTGTACTTTAGACGCAGGCACTGGTTCTGATGGTCTATACTCAGGAAAGAACTACTACTATCGTCGCGTTTCTGTTCGTAATATTATGTAGAATCAATAACTTACGTTAATTAGTTAATGTAAATTATTATAAGAGGGAGCTTAACAGCTCCCTTTTTTTGTGGATAAAATTTGGGCAATACAAAGCCGACAATAAAGTCGGCT